GTCTTCGTTTACAGCCTTTCGAGCGGCTTCGTTTGCAGCCTTTCGAGCGGCTTCGTTTGCAGCCTTTCGAGCGGCTTCGTTTGCAGCCTTTCGAGCGGCTGTAGCTGCGTTCGCTCGACGTTTCATGATACCGCTCTGATCCATCCATACCTTCCCGTACTTCAAAGCCGACACACGAGGTTTGCGAATGCTCGAGAGAATCTCCTCGAACTTTACTGCCATTCCCGGATGTCCCGCGACATAGCGCTTCTTGTTTTCGTTATATCTCGCAGATTTTCCGGCGGTTTTGTACAAACGAGCGTTCGAATTGAGCTTGGCTTTATATGCCGCGAGTTGAGATTTTACAGTCGCTCGGGATATCAGTCCCGTATTCGAGTCTGTAACGAAGTTACTGAACACTCTAAAATTACGATGCCCTGGCGTCGGTAGGTTTTTTGCGGTATAGTAGGTCTGAATTGCGGGGATCTTCCTGTTCATATGGTTCAACGCATAGACTGCATATGCGTAGACTTGTGCGCGTCGCTGGAAGTTCATATTCCGGCGCGTTCGTTCATAAGGCGCCATACTGTTCATTCAGAAGATTTTTTAACGCACCGTCACTGGCCGCGGCGGCGACCGACGAGGAAATTAAAATTCTCCATCTATAATATAACATGTCGTCTGATGTAAAGACCCCCTATCTCAATGCTGTCCATCGCATCATCTACAAGTCGAAACGTGGCGCCTACTTTGTGAAGGATGTTGCAGGTAAGAAGCACTATAGTGTCAAGGCGCGTTACGTCGCCGTCGTCAACGGGACAGCGCGTAAACTTACGAGCAAGAACGAGTCGCCTCCCAAGAAGATTGCACCCAAGCGTATTCCAGAGTCCAAGGTTCGTACGTCGACACGCAAGGTGCGTTCCAACGCGGGCAAAAAGCGTGGACCCCGTGCCAAAAAGGCTGTGAGCCCCGAGAGCCCTGTACGTGACCCTCTCGCTGTCAAGTTGGAGCGTTACCTGAATGCAAACAACGCAAACCTATCAGTTCTTTCTACCAGCAACCTGGCCAATATAAATCGGGCAGCCAAGCTGCTCAAGATCGTCGCCGGTAACGGTCAGGGTTGGCGTTTCCAGAAGGGTTCATCAGCTGGAAGCTACAAGAATGTGAGCCAGGGATCTCCGGTACGTATGTCTCGGACCAATATCCTNCAGGCCATTCACAACTACGGCCAGGGAAGCAACAACCGCAACATCAACAAGTACGTGAAGGAGTTCCGCACATCAACGCCAAAATACTTTTATATGTAAAGCCGCGTTGCGACCCTAGCAAATAAATGCTCCGCATTTAACAATGGATATCCTCAACGAATCCGAGCGCCGTTTTACCAAAAAACTTTGTGACGCCATGATCCCCGTGATGATNGAGGCCTTTTGGGAGATTTGGCTCGAGGCCAAGAAGGAGTCCCAGGGCAAGAACACGACGCGGGTCTTTCAGGAGCTCCTTCGGGGAGTCAAGACGTGGAATTCTTCAATTTCACTCAAAAATACAGAGGCGATCATCAAGAATCAGTCCCTGTTCCCAAACCTCATTGCNGCTGTTTTTGTNATTCACGTTAAAATTCTGAGCGCCATCAGAACCGACNGAAAGTCNAAGAAGATTAGCATCAAGCTCCCGGCAAATGACGTGTTTGTCCAGCGGTGCTACGAGGCNTGCGCCAAGGACCTNTACGAGAGCCCTTACATCATCAGNGAGAACAACAACGAATCTGAGCGTAACGAGGATATGAACAAGCGCTTCCACAAGCACATCTGCCTCGTCATCGAAGACCTCGTGCCGACTGCGGAGATTCTAAACACGTACCTTCCTCTCCCTGAATCCGGTGGAGACATTGACATGGACCAAGACGAGGAAACCCCCGAGATGGAAGAGGAGGAGATTCCCGAAATTCAGGACGACATGAACGCCATGCCCACCTCCAACGACGCGGCCGGTACAGGCGGTATGGAGTTTGGCAAGACTCCAGGGGGGGTGGACACAATGGTCACCACCACGGACGGTCTCACCCCCCCATCGGTGCCTGGAACCACCCCCGCCATTCCAGAGCAGACGCTGTTTGATGACGCGCCTACAAAAATTGAAAAGCTCGGCGCGTAAAGAACATAAATAAGATGTTGTAAACTAATAGTACGATGGATCACTATTTCAAGGAGCCGTTTAGCGCCGCCATCATTGCCGGTGCCGTCGTCGTGGGGTACGTGTTCGTCAAGGCGAAGATGAACAACGAGGGCAAGGTGAAAAACTCTGACTATTTCAAGAATGCATTCATGGTCGCACTTTTGGTTTACTTTATTGTCAGCCAGGGCCAAGGATCTCACGAGGCAATTATGAAAGAACCATACTAACTTAAGGAAGAAAACCTATTAAAGTACAAATGACCACCCTCTCTGCATTCAATGAGATGATGGGTCAGTTCCTCGGTGAACTCGCGCAGACCTTCCCCGATGAGCCCAAGATTAAAGAAGCCCAGGCGACTCCAATGAATCGCGCCTCGTTTGACAAATTCATGAAGGATATTTCCGTTTGGTCCAGTCAGATGATGGCAAAGGATGATGCCGCGTTCTTTTGTGAGGACAATGCGATTGCGGCAAATCTGAATCTCCACGTTATTTGGAGTACCGCAGAGTGCAGTGAAAACACCAAGGCGGCTATTTGGCAGTATTTTCAGACCCTCTACATGCTCGGCACCACGATCAGCATGTTCCCACCAGAGACGCTGAGCATGATTGAGTCGGCTGCCGAGAACTGCGCCAAAAACATGAAGAAGAACCCGGATGGACAGCTCGACGAGGCTGCGCTCATGTCTGGCATGAACAGCATGTTGGCCCAGATGCTCGGGGGCGGCGGCGGCGCTGGGAACCCATTCGCCGCAATGCTTGGCGGTGCACCACCCCCAGTACAGGGGGGCAAGGGGAAGCGTAAGCCTACGAAAAAGATTTCTCAGTAAACAACAGAATGGACGTGAAAGATATTTTCAAGACGAGCGAACTCCTGAACTTTTGGCCGACAGCTCGACAGTCGGCGAAACAGCGGGTCATGGCGACGTCCAGATTCATAATTTACGCTACAATTGTGGTGTACCTGATCAACCGTGATCCTCGTGTTTTCGCCCTCGGTGCACTCGCCCTTGGAGTTCTTTATTACATGTGGACATCGAATCTGATTTCAGACGGCCTCCTTCGCCCAGCCTATGGCGACGGCCGCGTCCCAAATATTCTGCGCGACGAGGTGACGCTTCCGACCGTCACCAACCCGATGGGCAATGTGCTCATGAGCGAATACACCGACAATCCAGATCGTCCACCGGCCGCATGGTACCCAAGTGTCCGTGGCGATGTTCAGGCGGCATGGAGCACCATCCACCCGTTCGAGCGTGTGCGCGACGCCGAGCGCAACTTTTACACGACGGCATCAACCACCATTCCCAACGATCAGAACGCATTTGCGACCGCCGCATACGGTAAACAGTTTGCTCCAATGTGCAAGGACCAGGGCGGCCGTGCGTGTGATATCGACAATTCACAGTTCCATTTCCCAGAGCGTACTCAGATGCGTGGTGGTAATGGTCGGTAAGCCTGGTTTTTTTCGCAACTAAAATTAAGAATGCCACGTCTTGATGTGGCCCCTGTTATTCTCCAGCCCAATGTTCACATGGGACCGGCGACCGTGCTGCTCGAGGACCTGGCCGACGCGAGTTCGTACCTGCGTGAGCAGACGACGACGGCGTCCAAAAAGGGCTGGTCCGAGCAAACCTACGACTTTCCCAACTCGTATGTGAATATCCCACAGCGAGTGATGTCTTGGGATCCCATCAGCACGTATGCAGATGATCAGAATACTCGTTTTGTTCAGCGTTACATGGGAAAGAAGTAAAAAAAATAGTACATACTCATAACTAGCGATGGAACCTCTCGCTTTGGCTGCAATTGTAGGTCTTGTGTTTGCCGGTAAGCGTCTCTCGGATGGCCAGGAAGAGCCAGTCGGGCGCAAACCACTGCCAACCACTCGGCCAATTACCCGTCGTGATATTGATCTGGCGGCGAATGCTCGTGATCACTCCAAGGATGCATTTGATCTCAAAATCATGACCCCGAACCTCGGTCGTCGCATCGGTGACTGGCGTCTCCAGCCAAAGGATGCGGTGCCCAACCTTCAGGACACCAC